TCAGAGATCTGCGGATAAGGTGTAAGGACAGACCCAAGAAAAACACCCCTACTGGGGGGTCAGGGTCTAAAAAAACATTTGTACCTTGGTGTTAAAAGTAAAAAAATGACACATTTTTAAAAAAAGTGCTTTACATTCTTAAATGCACAAAGCTATAAAAACGTATGGGTCAACACAACGAGTCTCATAATGGTATCATAATATATATTATCGGCCATTGAGCGTTTTGACCCTTCTATAAAAGAAGGAGTAAAAATTGCAATTACTACTAATCAAACAAATTCTAAAACCAATAATCACTAGATGTGGTACTATGCTTAGTTCAGCATTATTGGGCGCAGGTATAGCTGTCGGCACTACCGATAGTATCGTTTTGGGATTTACCGCAGTAGCGGGAGTATCGATCGACCTTATAACACGGAGGTGGATCAAATGAAATTAAAAGACATCATAATAGCAACGATAGCGGGAATAGTAATGGGTTTAGCCCTATTCTCGGACACATTATTAAATGCGGGAGTGATATAATATGGCAACAGAAACATATGCAGAAAAACAAGCAAGATTAAGACGTCAACGTAATCAAAATCTTCAATCCTTTGCTATAGCAGGAATGCAAGCTTGGTCTGCAAGAAAAAGTGCAAAAGCAAATGCAAAAGCCAGACAAAATACTGGAACAGATTTAGGAAAATTACGCAAAGAAGCAACAGACAATGGATTTAATCCATTAACAGTATTGCGTGCAACAGGTGGACAAGGTTTTAACCGTGATCCAGATGTGGGACAATTAGCATCATCTGCTTTTTATAACAGTTTTTCTAAAGGAATTGGTGACGCATATTATAATAATATGACATTAAATAATCAACAAAATGAACCAATAAGTCCATATAAACCAATGGAAGAATTTTTAGATCCAAAACTTAAAATTGACGGTTCAAAGCGTTATTTTAAGAAAAAAGATGGAACAGATACAGAAATAGAAATTGGAACAAATTTACTCGAATTGTCATTTGACCAAATTAAACAAATTCGAGCTGAAGATTTTGAAGAACAGTACGGCGATTTAGCACAAATTGTATTTGGGGTAATTAGATTAGGTGCAGATATTGTAGATGTATCTAAGCAAAAAGCCGCAATTAAAAAAGCAATAGAAAAGCATAAAAGACGAAACGTGCAAACAGGTGCAGGAGATAGATCGGGTATTATTAAACGATCAAAACTACCAAATTATGATTTATCAACTGAAGCTTTAAAGGCATTAAATTCTTCAAAATATAAAAATAAAACACACCCCAGAAATACAAATCGTGGCAATCACGGTGCCTTGGCGTCTCAATAATGTGCGCCAAGTGTATAAAATTAAGAAAAATTATAACTAAAATCATTGCAAGGAGAAAACGCAAATGAGAATGACTGAACTAATACCAAACAGCCCGATTGCTGTACAAAAATCGCGCCGATCTGCAAAAGGTCGAGTATTGACGTCAGGCGACGCAGGTAAAATCCTGCCGTTGAAATGCGAATGGCTACACCGTGAAGACGGCGTGCAAAGCGGTAAAATCCGCATGAACGTTGAAATGATGGAAACATCAGAAATGCTAATGAACGGTGTTGGCGTAACACTTTACGCACATTTTGTCCCAATGCTTGCATTTGACCGTTTTAACGGATCAATGGACGAATTAAACCGATCATATAAAAAAGAAAATGGCGCAGCCGGTAGTGTAATACCATTTTTTGAAACCAATAAATTTTGGAATGCTAGTTATGTTGCATCATCTTCAAATGCATTTGATTGGGATACAATAACTACTGCAGATAGGTCAACATTTTATGGAACTATGGGAATACATTTTGGTGGTAATACTTCACCAAATAGTGACTTCAAATTAAATATGACACCTGTTGAAGCATATAACGCAATAGTTAACCATAGACGCAAAGCAAGATCAAAATCGTTACCATTAAGAAACGCATTTGATCATTCACTAGCGGATGCGTTTTGGATAAATAATGGAATGCAAAATATTGTACCTGATTACGATCAGAATTTAATTGACGGACAAGTAACACTTGCCGGATTGACATTTCAAGCACCAATTAAATCAAAATTTGCAAGAAATGACGCAACAGATGCATCAGCATCAAGCAATGGCGCAACTGCAGGCGGTTCAGCTTGGGCACCTGCACAAGATGGCGCAGGTATTGTAGATCAAGGAGATTATTATCTTTTTGATGAAATATTTGCAGAATTGCAAACAGGCGGCAACGCAACAATGTCATTAGCTGACATTGAACAAGCACGACAAACAGCGGCATTTGCAAAATTAAGAGCAAAGTACGATGGAATAGACGACGAACACGTAATTGATTTGCTTATGTCAGGAATTAGAGTTCCTGAAGAAGCATTAAAGCAACCAATTTTATTGGGTCGTCAACGTGCAATGATAGGATTTAACCAACGTTATGCAACAGA